GATGATTGAAGTAGAACCAGCGGCTACGGGGTTACCGTTACCAGCACCAATCACAAATGAACCAGAACCAATGTACTGACCGTTGGAGGCGATAGAACCTACTTCAGTACCAACTGGCAAGGCGAAAGGAATGCCAGAGGCAGTCGTAATCGTTGCAGTAGCAATAGAAGAATAGGTTGCAGTGCCAAGGGAAACGGCAGTGTCACGTACAACGTCAATCACTCGGAAAGGAAGAGTGGTGGTAACAGGAGTAGCGTAGGGAGCCAAAATACCGTTGTTTGAGTTACCGGTATTTAAGTTACCTGCTAGGTCTGAACCAGACAGATTCTGTCCAATCATAGCGGTTGCAGCAGAACCAATAACAGAACCACCTTGAGTGGATACCATTACTGCTTTAAACACTTGGTCAGGATCATCAGCAATGATTGCCATTGCGTCACCAGCCAGTGTGCCGCCAACCCAGTTCTGTGCGAAGTAAGGTTGTTTGGTCGTTGGGTTGGTGTAAGACACGCCCAAGAACACGCCAACAGTTTGGTCAGTAGTTGTGCCAGTGGTAACAGCAGCACGTTGAATGAAACCGCGAGAAAGTACAACTGTATCGCCGTAAAAAATGTTAGTGCCGTAGTTATATGCAATAGGCAACTTACGTGTTGACCCAGCAAACAATTGACCGCCAATAAGATTGATCGGCTTTAACCCGTAAGGGCTTGGTACGATTGGATAACCCATTTAAATCTCCATTGAGTTTATTTACCTGTACCAAAGCTGACGTTCGATTTGCTTTCTCTAAAGATAGGCATACGCGCATCACTTTGGCGCATTAAGCTATTGTTTACAGCCTCTTCGTTTTGGCGAGTCATATTCTGATAATACGACTGTTGCTGCTCCACCAATTCCGTTGGGGTCTTGCATAACAATAACCCGCCGATTTCAATATTGTCTTTAAAACGACTATCTGGATCGACTAGCAGTTGAAACTTAGGCTGTTCTTCGATCTTTACTGGTTCCCAACCTTCACGGAAACGCGAAGAGATATTTTTGGGATCAGCTTTTTGATCTGTAGAAACGCGAATCCATCTGTATGACATACCCTCTTCTTTATCTGGTTCAGGAAGAAGCTCTGGAGGAGTCCACTGCTTGGGACGCTCCGTTGTTGAACGGGTCATCAATTCTCTGGGTAATCTGGTTTGGTCTGTCATTTTAGGACTCCAATTTAAGTGCTGCTTGAGCGTATTGCTCTGGGGTTAATCCAAGCTTCTTCGCTAAAGCAAGTTGTGATTGTTTTAAGCTAATTTTCTTGGGAGATGTGCTACGGGTAACTGGCGCTACTACCGAGCTTATGCGTACCGGCTTTTCCGGTTCTTGAGACTTTGAGTCTTCAAACTTGTCGGGGAATCTGTGTCGCATTGTTCCATCAATGCGTTTGTAATACTCGTCAGACGCTATAACAACGCCTTCTTCCCTTAACTGCTCGTGCAATGCCAAGGCCATGCTTGTCATTAGCTTATCTTGCCCAAACCAAGGATTCTGTTTTTGCCATACTACCGCTGTTGGATCAACGGGAGCCGGTTTAAACGCTGGCTTTGCAGCAATTGGAACATAAGACTCGTCTTCTTGCAATGGGACAGGCTTAAAATTACGTATTTTGTCTGAACGTATCGCAAGTTCGCTGATCTTTTGCTGGGCCTCTAAGACTTTATCGGTATCTCCGGCCTCATAAGCCTTACGATATTCCTCTTTCGCCTCTTTGATTTCCATCTCAACGTTTTTGGTGATACTTTGCAGGGAAATGCTTTGATTTTCATGCAAATTTTGCTTCAAACGTTTGTTTTCTTCGATTAAACGCTGTGCAATTGATACTGCCTCTTGGTTTTCACGGAAAACACGCTCTTTTTCGCGCCTTTCATCGTGAGCAAGGCGCTTCATTTGCATTAACTTCTTCTTTACCTTAGTCGAATAGTCCTCTAACTCATCGTTATAGAGTTCTACTTTGACGTTTTCTGGCAAAGGTTCTTTGTTTTTGTCTTGAGTAGGGGTGTCATCCTCTACTTCAATCAACAATTGATCGTCTTGATCATCCTTTTCGGGCGTTGAATCTTGCTCGTCAGGAAATTTAAAATCCGGTTTATCTAATTCAGCCATGATCGTTTCCCTTATTTACGTGCAATACCGCGAGGATCGTCTACCGTACCCTCAACAGTGTCGTCATTAATCATTCTGAATTCCTTGCCATGAATGACAAGTCTTGATCCAGAGTTTGGACGTACTAAAACAAAGTCTCCTTTCTTGCACCAAGGCCCGGTTGGGAATTTCGCCTTGTCTTGATAGCAATCAGGACCCATGTCTACAACAAAAAGAACTGTGGTCATTAGTTCTTCGTAGTATTTGGTGGTATCTGCTTTAACAATACCGCTTTCATACTTGTCTTCCATCTCCGGGATAGCACATAGAATGTGATAACCACTTGGGCGAGGAAGTTGTTTTGCCTTTTCTTGAGGTGTGGTATTGGTTGTCGCTACCACTTGTGGGTTATTCGGATTTGTTGCGATGAGAATTTCAGTCATCTTCTGGGTCCTTTAGTTTATCAAGTAGGTCTTTTATGTTTAAACGCGCAGTAAGGAGACCTTTAACCTCGCCGCACATTGATTTGTATTCAGGAAAGTCTTTCGGCGCTCCGTTGCCTAAAGCTTCTTGAATTTGATTAATCCTGCTGTCTAGTTGAGCGACTAGTACGCCTAAGTATTTATCAATCATTGTTTATGTTTTATCTCCGCATCTCTAATTGCTGCCTGTACTCCTAACCGAAGTTTTTCTCTAGCCATGTCTGTTTCTGCTTGTGTTTGATTCTTTTGCTGCTGTACAGCAAGACGCGCCTGTTCGATTTGAGCTTGAGACTGAATGCGTTCGCGTTCAATCTGTATCTGTGCCATTCTTGCTTGAATGTCTGCTTGATCTTTTGCGGTCTTTGCTTGTTGTGCTTGAGCTTTAAGCTGCAACTCTTGCTGTTGAATCTGGATAAGCGGGTCTTGCTGTTGCTGCGCGATTTGCTTCTGTGCAGCCTCATTGGTGTGAATGGTCTTAAGCTGCAAGCTTGCCTCTGCAATAAGCTTGGATAGTTGCATCTCTGTTTCTGGTGGTAGCTCTTTGCCGGGTTCTGGCATCGTGACGCCCATCTGTTGCTCGATCTGACTGCGATACAAGAATCCTAAATGCTCTGCAATATGTGCCTGTAAAGCAGCAACTATTTGATTCATTTGAGGATTTTGAGCAATGGTCTGAGCAACACTTGGGTCAGTCAAGAATGACTGATGGGCTGTGATATGAGCCTGATGATCTTGATAAATGAACGCTTTCAATGGGTTACTGTTCAATGCGTCCATGTTTTCAGTGATTGGATCAACAGCTTTTTGGTCTTCAGCCATCGGAATCAACTTAGCAGCGTTTTGAATTCCTAGCGTTTCGATCATCTGGCGATGCAGGTATGCCATGTCATATAGCTGGGGAGAACCCTGAGCTAACTGCATGACAGCAGACCACTGCACAACCTTCTGAGACATCGTAGATGCGTTAGGGTCAGAAACAGGAATAACGTCTACATTGTTGTAGTCGGAACGCTTTGCAGCACGACTACCCTCTTGAGGATCATAGTCATAATCATGGGGCGTATAAGCTGCGATGATCTTCTTTAGCAAACGAAGTTCTTGTTTTAATGAGTAATGAACACGAGCCTGTACAGCAGTCATTACCTTCATTGTTCTTTCAAGAATCGCTAACGTTGTACCTACAGGCGCATTGGCGTTAAGGTCAGCGGTTGCAAGATCGGCAGTATTAGCGAAACGTCTTCCATCTTCTACGATCTGGTTGAGTAAAGACATTAAAACCTGACTTGGCTCTTTGTAAGGCAAGAGCATTAGGTTGTCTTTGATTGCTCCAGATGGTACGTCTACATCTCTAAACTCTGCTGGCGCGATAGGGGTGTCATCTCCTTTGACGCGAAGACCTCTGGTTTTAAACCCGCCCGGGAGGTTGGCAAGAGTTCCTGCATCAACCAACTGCCTAATAAGGGAAGTACCAGACTTAGCAAAAGCACCAATAAGATGAATAAGTCCAAAATAATAAAAACCAAAGCCGGGGACATACCCATAATGTACAAAATGTTGTCTCTTCTGATAAGTCTTGTCTCCCTCTTCCCAGTTCCTCCTGATTGAGAGTACTTGGTTTGAGCCATGCTCGATGGTAACGAGGTATGGGAGTGCGATTCCTGTTGGTTCTCCATCTTTGTCCTTATGCTCATATCCGGGTAGGTCTAAGTCTACCTGCATCTCAAGAAGCTTGTACCGGAAGTCTGAGGTAGCTTTGAACCCCATCTTGTCGGCAATCTTCTTTTCAACCTCATCCATTGTGTTATTGGGTTCGCCCAATTCAATGTCTCGGTAAAAGCCCATGACCTGAAGGCGGCGCAATTCGTTTTCGGTCTTACGCATAACATGCGTTACTCGAGGAGATGTCTCGATATTAGACGCGCCATAAGGGACTACAACGTCTTCTGCTGGGCAGAAAATGGCAGCAGGACGTTCTGTATGGGGATCATAATAAATCTTCTTAAAAGCGTTACCAGACAGTCCTAGACCCCATAACATACGTTCCGTTTCGGAGCGATACTCAGTCATAGTATCGGTCAACATATAATTCATGTCTTGCTGAACACGCATTGCTGCTTCTTTCTTTGCGGGAGTCTCTAACCCAACTATCTCGATACGGGCAGGGCCTGTAGCTGGGAAGATTTCCATAATGGTTTCAGCTTGGAACTTAACCAAAGCTTCAGAGAGCAGAGGATGGTAAACACCGCAAGCGCCGGGCCAAGGATCGGTACGCTCTTCAATCTTAAGTCCAAGTAGCTCTAGTCCATCCACATATGCCTTGATCCAATCTCTGCGTGATGCAACGTCATCATCGTAGTCAGACACAATCTCGCTAACGATAGACTCCATATCTTGTTCAGATATTTCCTCTGCTAGATTGGCGTCAAAGTCAGGCTCGCCTTTCTCAATGTCAATTTCAAACCCCGGTCCAGCAATATGAACCTCTTCTGGGTCTACAATTTCAATCTCAATTGGCTCTTCATCGGACAGAGATGAGATTCCTTGTGGCGCTTCATATAAGCTTTTTTCTATAGACATTATTTGTTTTCCGTTGTGTACCAGCGTTGTGTTTCATTGTCCCATTCTTTATTGGAACCTTTGCTAAGGCTTTCTTTTACAAAAGAAAAAGGTCCATAACTCTCTTCTTTAACGGTGTTCCATTCAATCCTGCGTATGGTTTTTCTGGTGTATTTAGAATAGCGCCAAATGAATCTAAGCTTTCCAAATCGAAGCACAAACCCTTTGCTTCCTAAATTATGACGAGTATAGACGTTTAAACCGTTCAACTCAGGGAATCCTTCTACTTTGATCCAGAATAAGTTCCACTTCCATAACCCGGGCATTGATCTGTTAAACATTAGTAGTAT